ACAACATGTTCTAACAACATGGCTCAAGGTTTAACTGTAGCTATAACACAAAACGGTGGAGCTATACAATCTTTAGCTATTGTAGCCGCTGGATCTGGTTATAATCCAGGTGATATTATTACTGTGACTGAAGCAGGTGGTGGTGCTGGAGGCGCAACAGCTGTTATAACTGCTGTAAATGATGGCGTGCCAGTTGTAGCACAAGCTATAACATTTGAAAACGTGCAAGCTGGATCATTTTTACCAGTAGCTGTAGATTTCATAACAGCACTAGGAGCAGGAGTAACTGAAGCTGACGTTATTATATGTAAATAAGTAATATACAAGTAACTATATAAATAAGAGTAAATTAACAATTAAATTAAATTAAATTATGGAAGAAGCAAAAAAAATGATCAAAGAAGAACAGTTACAAACTGTAAACGATCAACAAGGAAAATTAAACGAGCTACTTAGAACTATAGGAGTTTTAGAGTCTCAAAAACAAGGTATTCATTCTCAAGTTTTAGAACTTTCTAAAGAAATTGACAAAACTAAAAAAGAACTTGAAGAAGAATACGGTCAAGTAAATATTGATCTTAAAGACGGAAGTTATACTGACATCGAAAAAGAAGATGCAGAATAACATAAGAAAAATTAGTATTGGATCTGATTATAAAAATGATGCAATGCATTATTCTGTAGGCCAAGAGGTTTATGGCGGTCATGAAATTTCTCATATTTTATTTGAAGATACTGATAATTCTTATAACATACACATAAAGAAAAACAACGAGGTATTGCCATGGAAAAAATTTAATTCTAACATGGCTATATCTGTTGAGTATGATCTTAATTATTAATGAAAAGTATATACGATTTTATTATACAACCTTTAGGGGACAAGTATAGTAACACAGTCAAAATAGCTGGTGCTGACGTAGTTGTTAACACTAAAATAGAAAACTGGAAGTTTGTAAATAGACTTGCTGTTGTAATACAAACACCTCTAGCTTTTAATAGTAAAATTAAAATTGGAGATATAGTTGTTATACATCAAAATGTATTTAGAACTTTTTATGATATGAAAGGTCAAAAGAAAAAAAGTAGATCTTATTTTAAAAATGATCTTTATTTTTGCGCTGTTGATCAAGTGTATTTATATAAAAATAAAACAGGTTGGCATAGTTTTGGTGATAGGTGTTTTATAAAACCTATAAAAGACAACAACAGTTTAACGTTAGATAAAGAGCAAAAGCTTATTGGTATATTAAAATATAGCAATAGTTCATTAGAAGCGCTTAAAATTAACCAGGGAGACTTAGTAGGTTATACACCTAACGGTGAATGGGAATTTTTAGTTGAAAATGAACGATTATATTGTATGAAATCAAATGATATTGTTATAAAATATGAACACCAAGGAAACGAAGAAGAATATAATCCAAGCTGGGCACATAGCAGTTGAAGAACTTATTAAAGTTGCTAAAGAAGCTATTGTAGATTCAGATGAAGATATATCAGCTGACAGACTTAAAAACGCTGCGGCTACAAAAAAACTATGTATATTTGACGCTTTTGAAATACACAATCGTATTATAGAAGAACAAAATATGTTAGATGAAAAGCCTAAAGAAGTTAAAAAAGAAACTACGTTTCGTGGTTTTGCTGAAGGGAGATCTAAATAATGTACGAGCAAACTTTATATAAAATATTACCTGATCATATAAAACCTAAAATTCTTAAACGAACCAATAGGTATAAAAAATGGGAGTACGGCTATAACGAGGAACATGATATGATTGTTATATCTAAGACTGGACAAATTGGTGATATTTACGAAATACAAAATCTTAAAATAGCTTTACCTTTAAAAAATAATCCACATGTGTTTAAAGAAAACAAATGGACTAGATTTGATTATCCTAAAGTATTAAGTAAAATAAAAACAGTATTTGATTGGAGAGAATATCCTGAAGATTTTAAAGAAACATGGTATGATTATATTGATGTTGAATTTAAAAGACGTGAAGAAGGATTTTGGTATGTCAACAAAGATATACCTATTTATATAACTGGTACTCATTACATGTATTTACAATGGTCAAAAATTGATGTTGGCCAACCAGATTTTCGTGAATCAAATAGATTATTTTTTATATTCTGGGAAGCATGCAGAGCTGATTATAGAAGTTACGGTATGTGTTATTTAAAAAACAGACGTTCTGGATTTTCATTTATGGCGTCAGGTGAAACAGTTAACATGGCTACAATATCTACAGATGCTAGATTTGGTATATTATCAAAATCAGGTGCTGATGCTAAAAAAATGTTTACCGACAAAGTAGTTCCAATATCAGTTAACTACCCTTTCTTTTTTAAACCTATACAAGATGGTATGGATCGACCTAAAACAGAGTTAGCATATCGTGTGCCAGCCTCTAAGTTTACAAGAAGATCTATAGTATCTACAGATAAACCAGAAGATCTTGCAGGACTTGATACAACTATTGATTGGAAAAATACAGGTGACAATGCTTATGATGGTGAAAAACTAAGATTATTAGTACATGATGAAAGTGGTAAATGGGAAAGACCTAATGATATACAAAATAATTGGCGTGTTACTAAAACAACATTAAGACTAGGTTCTAGAGTTATTGGCAAGTGCATGATGGGATCAACATCAAATGCTTTAGACAAAGGTGGTAGAAATTTTAAAAAACTATATGATGACTCAGACGTTGCAAAAAGAAATGCTAATGGACAAACACGTTCAGGACTCTATTCTTTGTTCATACCTATGGAATGGAATTACGAAGGATACATTGATTCTTATGGGTATCCTGTCTTCGAAACCCCATCAAAACAAGTGTGTGGACCTCATGGAACGCCAATCAAAATTGGGGTTATTGAATACTGGAACAATGAGGTAGAAGGTCTTAAGGACGATCAAGATGGATTAAATGAATTTTATAGACAGTTTCCTCGCACAACTAAACATGCGTTTAGAGACGAATCTAAAATGTCTTTATTTAATCTAACTAAGATTTATCAACAAATAGATTTTAATGAAGATTTAAAAAATTCAGTGTCTATTACTCAAGGTAATTTTTTGTGGGAAAATGGCGAGAGAGACACAAAAGTTATATTCGCGCCTAGTAAACAAGGTAGGTTTTATATAACATGGGTACCACCAGTTCAATTGCAAAATAAAAGATATATAAAAAATAGCGTAAACTATCCCGGTAACGAGCATTGTGGCGCTTTTGGATGTGATCCATATGACATATCAGGTACAGTAGACAAACGAGGTTCTAACGGTTCTTTACATGGCTTAACTAAGTTTAGCATGGAAGAAGTACCGCCAAATCATTTTTTCTTAGAATATATCGCTCGTCCGCAAACGGCTGAAATATTTTTTGAAGATGTGCTTATGGCTTGCGTGTTTTATGGTATGCCAATATTAGCAGAAAATAATAAACCTAGATTGTTGTATTATTTTAAACGTAGAGGTTATAGAGGTTTTGCAATGAATAGACCAGATAAAAAAAGAAATAAACTGTCTGTTACAGAAAGAGAAATAGGTGGAATACCTAACTCAAGTGAAGACATAAAACAAGCTCATGCTTCCGCTATAGAAACATATATAGAAACATTTGTTGGTTTAAAAGAAACGGGTTATGGAGATATGTATTTTCAAAGAACTCTTGAAGATTGGTCTCAATTTAACATAAACAATAGAACAACACATGATGCTTCTATTAGTTCTGGTTTAGCTTTAATGGCTTGTAATAAACATAGATATGCACCTGTTAATAAAATTGAATTAAAACCAGTTGATCTTGGAATAAAAAGATATGACAACAAAGGAACTTTATCAAAAATTATAAATTAATGAATATATATACTAATACCAATAGTGCTTTCCCTAGTCAAGTAGTGAGTGATGCTGAAAAAGCAAGTATTGAATACGGAAGTCAAGTGGCTATGGCTATTGAATATGAGTGGTTTCGTTCAGGAAGAACCGCAGGTAGTAGATATTTAACTAATTGGAATCAGTTTCATCAATTAAGATTGTATGCTCGTGGAGAACAAAGTGTACAAAAATACAAAGATGAATTATCTATTAATGGTGATTTGTCTTATCTTAATTTAGACTGGCAACCAGTTCCTATATTATCTAAATTTGTTGATATAGTTGTGAATGGTATATCATCTAAATCATATGATATTAAAGCTTATGCTCAAGATCCTGAGTCAGTAAAAGCTAGAACTAAATATGCTTCTAAAATACAAGAAGATATGATAGCTAGAGAATACTTAGAAGGTTTAGAAAATAGTTTAGGTATAAAATTATATCAAAGCGCTAATCCTAGTAATTTACCTGAAACAGATGAAGAATTAGAGCTTCATATGCAGCTTTCATATAAGCAAAGCATTGAAATAGCAGAAGAAGAGGCTATATCTTCTGTGTTTGCTCAAAATAAATATGATCTTACTAGACGTAGATTAAACATGGATTTAACTGTTTGCGGTATTGCAGCAGCTAAAACTAGTTTTAATACTGCTGAAGGAATAGTAGTTGATTATGTTGATCCAGCTTATATGGTTTATTCTTATACAG